CCAAGTTTCGCGCCGCCCAAGGCTCCCGCAATGACGTGCTGTCGACGGAAATGATGCAACATGTGGAGTAATTTCTGGACCTCATGGTGAAAGAGTCCGGTTACAAAATAGTCCACCCGGTGAGCTTCGACGAGCTCGCCGAGAAGCAGAACCGTCCCACCCAGCGGCGGCGTAATGAAGCCGCCGCACCGTTTGTCAATCCCCACGATCCGACACGGTCTCGCACCATACACTCGAAGGACTTCATAGTCCCCGCGCTATTCAACAAAAACGAGAGCTACGCTGGCCCCAAAGACCCGCGCAACATCATCACTCCGGACCCTGAATCTATCATAGTCGGATCCGTGATGCAGTACGGTTTGAGTAAAGTGATGAAGTCTTTAGCTTGGTACGGCGCGGGAAAAACGCCCCTAGAGATCGCACGTCGCGTCGCGCAGGTCTGTTCGGAAGCCGAACATTCCGTGCTAGAGTCGGACCTCAGTCGCATGGACGCCCATGTTTCGTATCTCGCGCGACACGCCGAAGAAAGGTTGCTTATGCGCTTTCTCCCCAACGTCGGGCCCAGACGCGGCGGCCCTCTCAACCTGGCGGTCCAGTGGCACAAACGCTTCTATGACCTGCGAGCCCGCGCCGCCCACGGAACCAAAGTAGACACTGGCAGTTCGCGATGTTCCGGAGTCCCTCCGACGTCAAATTTCAACACCTTCCTGAACGCTCTCATGGCGTACTGCGCGCTCCGCCGCAACAACTCTCCCCAGAAGGCCTGGTCGAAACTGGGCATATATCAGGGCGACGACGGGCTCACGCAGGATCTGTCAAAAGAAGCGTTTTCGAAGTCTGCCGCCCAATGGGGCCAGAAAGCATCCGACGACGTCGTGCGCACGTACGGACAGACTGTGCATTTTTTAGCCCGGACGTACGGCCCCGGCGTCTGGTCCCACGACACGGCCAACATATGCGACATTGTTCGCACGCTGCGCTCGTTCCCCGCCACCACACGGAACTTCGAACCTGAGGTCGTCGCGAGACTCAAGGTGCAAAGCGCCATTACCAATGACCTCAAGACCCCCCTCTACAGCGAAATGCTGAAGATCATGAACGCCCACCTGCCCGACCTCCCCCCCAAATTGGATGACAAACCCTCCTGGTCCTGGAACAACCGCCTGGCCGAGGGCGACTCGGCTAAGGGCTATCAAGCCGAAATGAAAGACTGCCCAGAGTGGGCTGTGGCTTGCGTCGAGGAAGCGCTCGGTTCGAAAGCCTATAGGGACATGAAAGGATGGATTGCCCTACTCCAAGACTACGGGTCGTTCAAAAAATATTGGCACCTGCCACCGAGTCTCTCTAAGGTCGATTCTGAGCTACCCGAAATAAAAGAACCGACAATTGTAAACGGAGAAGATATACCCGTGCATGTTCTTCAGG